CAATATGCCGCACCACGCCGTTGAAAATCTCAGCGACCTGCACGTCGGCGTTGTCGTCGGCGGGGATGACCTTACCGCTGGGCCGGTTCTGGCGCTGCTCGTTCGTCACCTGACGGACGTGCTGCGGCAGCTTGTTGATCGTCAGGCACGGACGCGCGTTGATCGTCTGGCCCTGTACCGACCCGCGGGTGGCCAACACGTCGGCGGGCCACTGCCACTGGTTGTCCGGGCTGCCGGCCATGAACCGCAGATCGTCCAGTTCGTCCTCGCGGCTGTCCGAGTACGCCGACTGCGCCATTTTCAGGCGGTGGCGCATGGTCGCCATCTTGTCGTCGTCGCGCGCAGGCACCTTCTCAGGGTTTGACCCCACGTTGGCGACCTGACCCGCCTTCTGAATGCCTGTGGGGTCGGCCATATGCTTACTTCTTACCCTTTTTGGCCGCTTCGCGCTTGACGCTGTAGGCGATAGCTACAGCCTGTTTGACCGGCTTACCAGCCTTCACTTCCGCCTTGATGTTCTTGCGGAACGCCTCTTTGCTGGCAGATTTGGATAAAGGCATCTTATTTGCCCTTCTTCATGGGCGTTTCACGCATCTTGGTGGTGATGCTGATAATGTCCTTGCCACCCGGCATGGGCTTACGCGCCAGCGGGATCGCGTCGATTTCGGCCTTCGGCTTGGGCATTTTCAGGCCCATCGGCGTCTTCATGGGGGTCATGCGGCGCATTATTTGCCCTTTTTAGCTGTTTTGGCGCTGTCTTTGAACGCTTTTGCAGTCGGGGCGCCCTTGGCGCCCGGTTTACGCATCTTTTCGCCAGAACCGGCGGCAATACGGGCTTTTTTAGCTGCGATATTGCTGTAAAGACCGGGTTTCACGAGCATTTCCACCGTTTGAGGCTGGCTTTGGCACGTTCGCCGTTCTTAGCCTTAGCTGCAACCGCGCCCATACGCGCACAAAACGACGCCTTACGCCCTGCATCCGCCTTTGTCTTGGGGTTGGGCGCCGGCGGCTTCAGGTTTGACCCGGTTTCCCGGTTGTACTTCGCGCGGCCTTTGGCCGTCAGTCCCGCACCCTTGGACGCGGGCAGCTTTTCCCCACGCCCTACGGCCAACGAAACAGACTTCTTCTTGTCGGCCACGCTACGACCCCATCCAGCTTGTAGCTACACCGGCGGGAGAATACCCACCTACGCGTTTCTTGTCAACGCGCCCTTCGCGGTGCGCCACCGGGAACGCGAACGTCACCGCGATGGCGTCGGCAGCATCAGGTGACGCCAGCCCGCGGGCCTTCATGTCCTTCTTCGACTCAAGGAACAGCGTGCCCTTGCTGTCCGGCTTCGTCTTCGGCCCGATCAGGTCAGACTTCAGGAAGCGGTCGTTTGGCACGCTGGCTGTCTTAAGCCAGTCGCGCATCGCACCCCACATCTCGGCCCGCTTGTTGCCGTACATGAGTTGCTTCTGCGCCTTGTTGCCGAAGTTGACCCCGCGCACCTTGTACCGCTGCTCCTTCAGCCGATCCACCACGCCTGCACCCAGGCCGCCCTCATCGACGACAGTCAGCGCAGGCTTGTACTCCTCAATGGCCTCGATGACGTGCCCGACCACTTCCATCGTGTCAGCGCCGCGCAGCCGCTTGATGTCGATCAGGTCGCGTCCTTGCCGCACCGCGATGACGGTAGCGTCCGACCCGAACCGCGCCGGATCGACGCCGATGGTGATGGGCGCCGTCTCGTCCTTATGCTTGGGCCGCTTCATGGCGTCGTCCACCAGATTGACCGGAATGAACTGGTCGTCGCCTTCGCTGGGGAACTGGCCATACACTTCGACGTTGGCCTGGTAGCTGTCGGCGCCGTACTCGTCGATGATGCGCTGGTACAGGTTCTTGTCGGTTCCCTCGACCTCGCGCGCGTCGATGTTGCGCGTGCGCCAGAACGCCCGCTTGCTGTTGAACGTCTCGTAAAAGTAGCCGGTGTTGCGTCGCGGGTTGGAGAACGCGACATGAAAGCGGTGCGGCGTGTTCTCCGTGAAGAAGCCGTCGCTGACCGACCAGATGCTGTCGGGGATACCGCTGGCCTCGTCGAAGATCAGCATCACGCCGTCCCAGTTGTGAACCCCGGCGTAGGCGTCCGGGTTCTCCTCCGACCACAGCCGGCCCTCGACGGCCCAGTAGCGCGTGCCTTTCTTCAGGTCGCGCTCGACCAGTTCCGTGATCCACTTGGCTGGCATGATCCGCGTGGCGGCGATTTCGAACCAGTGGCTGTTCATGGCCATCGCCAGCCACTTGGTAATCTCGGCCCATGTTACCGACCGTAGCTGCGCCTCGGAGTTGGCCGACACGATGGTCGTCGAGCCGATGCGCGTGGACAGCATCCAATGCACCAGCCAACTGACCAGCGCCGACTTGCCGATCCCGCGGCCTGACGCCACCGCCTTGCGGAAGGTGTCGTAGTCGATCTTACCTTGGTTCTCTTTGATGTGGTCGCGGATGTCGGCCAGCACCGCGCGCTGCCATTTGCGCGGGCCTTGGAAGTGTTCCAGCGGCGTACCCGGCTCACCCCACGGGTAGGTCAGCAGCACAAACGCCAGCGGGTCATCCTTGATACTCGGCGACCACAGCCGGCTCATCAGAGCCATCTCGTCCTGCGCTGAGTAGATTGGCTGCTGCACTGTTGTTGTCCTCTATGCGGGGCAGTTCGGTATACAGCCCCTCTATGACACGGCTCTGCGCTTTTTCCAGCGCCGCGGTGATGCTGATCTGCTGGTCGATGTTCACGTCGATCTGCTGCTTGGCCACCCAGCCGTGCTGGTGCTTGAGGATGTCCAGCGCAGCCCTGGCGTCGCCGTTGGCGGCGGCGTTGTACATCGTCTTGGCGGCGGACAGTTCGCCGTCAGCGCGGCCCTTCATCTCAGCAACCTCGACCAGCGGGTCAAACTCAGACAGGCGCCGGAACTGCTTTGGCGTCAGCCCGGCGGCCAACGCTAGGCTGTCGCCTTTCAGGCCATACCGCGCGGCTTCGTAGATCGCCTCCAAGCGCGCCTCGGTGGCTTCTGGGCGTTCGGGTGCGAACGGCAGGGAATAGAAGGTCATGGTGCCATAATAGATGACGCGGGGTGCGCGGGCAAGGCTGCACTAAACTGTGTTGCGTAAAAATAAAAAATAAAAAATTGTTTGCGGACGGTGCCCGTGACAGCCACGCGCCCGCCGGCCCCCACCCCCCCCTCCTCCAGCTTCCAACCACAGCCTGCGGCTACATGTCGCAGCGGATTGGCGCGGTCATTTCCCCGGCTTGGCGGTTTAGGTCGCGTGTTTTTAGTCGCCTGGCGCGCCAGCTTGCGCAGGTCGCATGTTGGCTATGGCGGTTTAGGTTTTGCATTTCGGTTGGCCCAACATGAACGGGCTTGCGTGACAATCGGACAATCAGGCTGTTTTGGGCGGTTTTAGGCAATCGCCATGACAATGGTTTTTGCCCGCAAAATCATAGCGTTACGCCGTTTTAGGTGCGTTGTCATGGAGATGCGCCAGCCGCACTGAAACCGAGGGTGTGAGCGCGGCTCACCACGCGCCAGCGTTACTACGGTATTATAATACCATATATTTCTTCATTGGATATAACTCTAACAAACCTAAATAGCCTAACAGCCCCCATCCCCTTGGATTACCACGCAAAATGCCTTGGCGGATTGCCCCTCTTTGACAGCCTAACAGCCACAATCCTTGGCAATCCATGCTAATATTACAAATTCGTAAGGATGCAAACAAATGTGTTGCAAGGCATGCGCGCGATGCTACAACGGTTGCATCAACAACGAAGCGAAGGGAAACGCAAATGACATTCGAAGTCCACGCCAACCGCAAGCCTTGGCGCTTTGCAACCGAGGCAGAAGCCCGCGCCGCTGCAAACGACATCTACAGCCGTAAGGGTATCATCGTCGCGATAACCGCCAGCGACAAGCCCGCCACTCACGCTTACGCCTTGGGGGCCTAAGCCATGAAGGATGCACTTGCCATGCTGGCCCTGTTCATCTGCATCGCCGTGCTGGCCATCATCTGACACCACACCACACAATCAACTAAACGAAGGGAAACGATACCATGACCACAGACACCATCGCGCCGCTGTATCACGCTGCAATTCAGGCTGATAACGATTGGCAAGCTGCTTTAGATCGTGCCGGCGTTGATCGCTATTCCGCCGCCGCCTCACAAGGCTATTTCTCGGAACTGCGCGCGGCCAAGGTCGCCGCATACGATGCCTTCCGTATCGCCGCCTTCCCACACGCCAGCCGCTAAACACTAAACGAAAGGAAACGACACCATGACCACGGAATATAACGGTTGGACAAACTACGCCACATGGCGCGTCAACCTTGAGATGTTCAACGGCGCCGACCTCGCCAGCGACAACGACCTTGACGCTTACGATCTGGGGCAGATGCTGCGCGGCATGGCCGAAGACATATTGGAAGGCGAGTCAGAGCCAAGCAGCTTGGCGAGGGATTATGCGCTGGCGTTCATCAGCGATGTGAACTGGCGCGAGATCGCGCAGCACATGATCGAAGCCTATCGGGAGCAAGACGCATGAGCCAGACAGCCGAACAAATAGCAGCGAACGCTATCGCCACGCATGGCCCTGCCAACGCCGCGCGCATCTACCGCGAGGCAGAGGCAGCGCACTACAGCGAGGCGCAATGGTGCGACAGCCGCAGCGACGAACGCCGCAAAGAGCAACTAGCCGAAGGCTATGGGCGCATTGCTGCCGTCATCGAGCAACTCACAGGAAAGGCTTGAACCATGAACATGAACGACCGCACCTATTACCGCAGCCTGCCCACACTGGCGCTGTTGGACGCTGCCAAATACTCCGATAACGAACTAGCCCTAGTGCTGGCTGAACGGCTGGCGGACAGTCAAGCCGATATAGCCAAGCTCTGGCGGCAGTGGGATGCCAAGCTGGCCAGTCAGTATGACGACTGAGCATGGCCGGGCTTTTGATCGCGCTGGCGCTGTTGGCGCTGGCCTTACTAATAGAGGAAGACAAATGACCACAACCACACCCCCGCGCCTAGAGCGCGATATCTTGCAAGACGCCGCTGCGGCCATCGCAGAGCATGACAGGCTGCACATCGCCACCCGCGCACTAGACGAGCGCATCACAGCCCTGTGCCGCGAATACGGCGACTGCACCCGGCGCTGGGGCTACGCCCCACAACACCTGCGCCGCGCTGTAGAGGCGCGGGGGCTGCTGTCATGACCGCCCGCCGGGCTATTATCCACAACCGGGTGTTTTGGTGGTTGTATCCAGACGGGCGCAAGGAGCGCATCTATGCGAACGAGCGCATACGCGCGCATCTGTCGCAAGTGGCGTCTGTAGACGCGCGCATGGCCAAGGAGACGGCGCCCAAGGGCCGGACGAACAATCCGCCCAGGCCGCCAGGCACCGCGCCCACGCTGCCTGCTGCGGATCGAGACATCAGCAACAAGACGCTAACAGAGCTTGCCCATGACTACGGCTGGGGGAGCGTGTACCGATTCAGCGAGGCACTGAGGAAGCTTCGCCGGCCCGTGTACGAGCAGGCCCGCGCCAATGGCAACGCCAGGTCAGCGGCCAACCTAACGCCGCCGGTTGCAGCACAAAGTTTGACGTGCCATACAACCTACCCAAACAAAGGACAGTGAACGATGCAACACAGTAGGATCGTCGGCGGATCGACCGCCAAGCGCGTCATCGCCTGCCCAGGCAGCGTGGCGCTGGTGGCTCAGATGCCACCGCAGCCAAGCAGCAGTTACGCCAATGAGGGAACGCTGCTGCACGACACCATCGCGGACGTGCTGGATAAGAACCGCCCGCCAGAAGCCTTTCTGGGGCGCACCTATGAGGGCATTACGCTGGACGACGACCTGATCGAGCGCAAGCTGCGCCCGGCGCTGGCCGCGCTGGATGAGATCGACCCAGAGGGAAGGATGGAATATGCTGTCGAAAGCCGGGTGGGGTTTGGCGATTATCTGCCTGACGTTTTTGGTAGTACTGATTTTCTGGGCCGCATTGGTTGGCGCGCTGTTGTGCTGGATTGGAAATTCGGTGACGGCATTCCTGTGGGCGCAGAAGAAAACGCGCAGTTGATGTTCTACGCCGCCGCCGCGATGCGGACGGATGCCACGAAGTGGGTGTTCGAGGGCGTGCAGGAAGTCGAATTGATCATCGTGCAGCCACCCAGCGTCAAGCGGTGGGTGACCACGGTCGAACGCATCAAGACCTTTGAAGCTGACCTGAAAGCCGCCGTCACCCGCGCGTTGAAGCCCGACGCACCGCTGGCCGCTGGTGACCACTGCAAGTGGTGCGCGGCTAAGCCTGTCTGTCCGGTGATGACCGGCGCCGTGGATCGCCTGCTGGCGACCAAGCTGGACGCGCTGCCGGTGGATCAGATCGCGCACTATCTGGATCAGGTGCCGCTGGTCGAAGATTTCATCGCAGGCTTGCAGGCGCTGGCGCAGCAGATGCTGACCGAAGGCAAGCCGGTGGGTGACTGGAAGCTGGTGCCGAAGCGCGCCACCCGCCAGTGGGCGGATGAGGATAAGGCTGTGGCCTTCCTGTCTAGCGTAGGCGTTGAAGCGTGGGGCGAACCGAAGGCAATCACGCCCGCGGTGGCCGACAAGGCGCTGAAGAAGATGAAGATCGAATTGCCGGCTGACCTGGTGGTGGCCGTCTCCACAGGTAACACGTTGGCACCGGGGAATGACCCCCGACCTGCGGTGTTGCAAATCGGCCATACGCTTAAGAAGGCAATGGCCAAAATCCAGTAAGGGAACACGATAATGTCGAATGAACTCTCCAAGTTTGGCGGCTCCAATCTGCCGTCTGTTAAGTCTCTGGCGTCCGCGCTGCGCTCTATCGAATCGTCGGCTGGTGCTGGCGGGATGGCCATCCTGAAGATGGACAAAACCGGCCACTGGGTGTTCGGTGCCGATCAGACCGAGGTCGAGGATGACAGCCTGTGGGCCGTCAATCCGTTTTCGTTCGTCCACGGCTACATCGCTTGGGGCGACGGTGAAGTGCTGGCCGAGAAGATGGTCAGCGTCTCCGAGCCGCTGCCGGAACTCGACCCCGCGCCGCCATCCGCCAAGCGCGGCTGGGAAATGCAGATCGGCATGACGCTGGCCTGCACGAACGGTGAGGACGAGGGCCTGCAAGTCCGCTACAGCGTGACCAGCGTCGGCGGTAAGCGCGCCGTGCAGGGCCTGGCCGTGGCCATCGCTGAACAGGTGGACAAGGATCAGGACAAGCCCGTGCCGGTGGTGCGCCTCAAGAAGGAACACTACCAGCACAAGAGCTATGGCCGCATCTTCACGCCGGTGTTCGACATCGTGAAGTGGTCGGGCATGGACGCGGCCCCGGCGGAGGAAGACGCCGAGGAAGCGGAAGTCCCGGCTGAAGACGCACCGCGCCGCCGGCGCCGCGTGTAAACTGGGCAGCGAACGCCGGGGCGGATTGGGCCGCCCCGGCTAGTAGCGGATGAAGTGAGGCATCCTGATGATCAATAATGATGACGTTATCGCCGTGTGGTTTTCATGCGGCGCAGCAAGCGCGGTCGCTGCCAAGCTGACGCTGGACAAGTACGCCAGCACAGCGCGCATCCGCATCCTAAACAACCCTGTGGTGGAGGAGGACGCCGACAACCGGCGGTTTCTCTTGGACGTTCAAGCCTGGCTTGGCGTCGAGATTGAGACGGTCGCAGCGCGGCGCTACCCGCTGCAATCTGCGCGCGATGTGTGGGAGCAGCGTTCGTTCATGAGCGGCCCGAAGGGCGCGCCCTGCACGATAGAACTAAAGAAGCGGGCGCGGCAGGATTGGGAAGCGGAGAACCGCGCCGACTGGCACGTCTTGGGGTTCACCGCCGACGAAAAGACGCGGCACGACAGGTTTGTCCTGACCGAGCGCAGCAACGTCTTGCCGGTGCTGATAGACAACGGCGTGACCAAAAACGATTGCTACGCCATCTTGCAGGACGCGGGCCTTACGCTGCCGCGTGTGTATCGTATGGGCTACCCCAACGCTAACTGCATCGGGTGTGTGAAGGCCACGTCGCCGACATATTGGAACCACGTCCGCCAGCAGCACCCTGACGTGTTTCAGGATCGCGCCGAACAATCGCGGCGGTTGGGCGCGCGGCTGGTTCGCGTGGACAACCGCCGGGTATTTCTTGATGAGTTAGACCCTGCGGCCAAGGGCCGGTCGATGAAAAGCATGGATATTGACTGCGGCATCTTCTGCGAAGAAAAGCCATGAGCATCCTATGGCTCGATTTCGAGACGCGCAGCCGCTGTGACTTGCCGGCGAAGGGCGTCTACAACTACGCGCAGGACGCCAGCACCGACGTGCTGTGTATGTCCTACGCCTTCGACGATGATGACGTGCGGACATGGCTGCCAGGTCAGCCGTTCCCGGCTGACGTGCGCCACCACACCGGCCAGATACGGGCGCACAACGCCGCGTTCGAGCGGCTGGTGTGCTGGTACGTCCTACAGATCGACTACGCGCTAGAGCAGTTCTACTGCACCGCAGCGCAAGCCCGCGCCAACTGCGCGCCGGGCAGCCTGGAGGATGTGGGCCGCTTCGCTGGCGCGTCCATGAAAAAAGATCACCGCGGATCACAATTGATCAGGCTGCTGTCGATCCCGCAGGCGGATGGCACCTTCCGCGACGACCCCGGCCTGATGGCTGAGATGGTCGCCTACTGCGAGAGCGATGTGCGCGCCATGCGCGCCGTCAGCCAAGCGCAGCGCCCGCTGTCTGCTGATGAGTTGCGCGACTACCACGTCAACGAGCGCATCAACGACCGCGGCGTGCTGCTGGATCGCCCGCTGGCGCTGGCTGCCGTGCAGTACGCCGACGCCGAGTCTACTGACATCCAGCAGACGGTCGAGGAGGCCACCGGCGGCGAGATCACGTCCGTGCGCAGCCCCAAGATGCGGGCGTGGGTGCTGGATCGTGTCGGGCCGCAGGCGCTCAAACTGGCGACGGTTTACAAGGACGGCGAACCCAAGCTATCAATCGACAAGAACGTCCGCTTCAATCTGTTGGCTCTGGCAGAGGAAAACCCCGATGAAGTACCGCCCGTCGTCGCTGAAGTTATCCAATGTGCAGACGACCTATGGGCGTCGTCAGTTGCAAAGTTTGCGCGCGCGGCTGCGCTCTCAGACGATGAGGATCAACGAGTTAGAGGAGCGTTCGTATTCGCTGGAGGTAGTGCTACAGGCCGCGCTTCATCATTTGGACTGCAAGTTCATAATTTCCCACGACGATGCGCCGACGACCCTGCACTAGCACGGCAGGCAATGGTGCGCGGTCACAAGATCGTACCGCAGTTCGGACGCCGGATCACCGACGTGCTGAAGGGGATGCTGCGCCCGGCGCTGATGGCTCCTGAAGGCAAGCGACTGGTGGTGGCCGATTGGGCCGCCATTGAGGCGCGGGTGACGCCCTGGGCGTCGAACACTAACAGCGGTGCAGAGAAGCTGGGCATCTTCGCGCGCGGCGAGGACGTGTACAAGCACAACGCCGCAGCAACCTTCCACGTCCGCTATGATGACGTGGACAAGGAACAGCGTCAGATCGGCAAGGTGCAGGAGTTGGCCTGCGGCTTCGCCGGCGGTGTGGGTGCCTTCGCCAGCATGGGCCGCATCTACAACGTCATCCTGACCGAGAGCGACAGCCGCAAGATGGTGGATGGCTGGCGCCGGGCGAACCCGTGGTCGGTCAACTACTGGACGGCGCTGGAGCGGGCGTACACCGGTGCCATGCGCCACCCAGGCAAAGAGATCGCCGCGGGCCGCGTGACATATTTATACGACAAGCAGCATCTTTGGTATGCACTGCCGTCAGGCCGTGTGCTATGCTACCCGTTCGCCCGCTTCGATGAGGAGGGCAACATCACATACGCCAAGGCGGCGTGGAAGCCCGCCGCTGACGCAAAGGAATGGCCCCGCGCCCGCCTGTGGCGCGGTCTGGCCTGCGAAAACATCACACAGGCCATCGCCAACGATCTGCTGCGGCACGCGCTGCGGCGGTTGGAGGAAGAAGGGTTCGACGTAGTGCTGCACGTCCACGACGAAATCGTGCTGGAGACCGACGCCAGCACCGCCGAGGACGCCGCCGCCGCGCTGGTCAAGATCATGTGTACACCGCCGCTCTGGGCCGCTGGCCTGCCGCTGAACGCGGAAGTGGCTATCATGCAACGTTATGGAAAGGGTTGAGCGATGAGTGAGGATCGCACCAAGTTTATCGAATACGTCACTGGGTTGGCGTTTGAGACGGGCGAGACGGCGCTGCTGCTGAAGCAGAAGCCGACGCTGGTCGGCGGCGAGATGGTCTACCACGGCGATGGGGCGCCGAAGGCCACCTTCCCGTCGTTCCTGCCGGCCAAGGCCAACATCAAGCCGGGCGACGCATGGTACGTCAACACCGGGTCGTTCATCGTTGACCGCTTCGTGGACGGCAAGCCATCGGCCAAGTCCGAGAACGTCGAGTATGTCCTGTTCATGATGCTGGACGACATCGGCACCAAGTCCAAGGAGCCGCCGTTGGCCCCGACGTGGATCATGGAAACGTCCGAAGGGTCGTTCCAGTGGGGCTACGCCTTCAGCGAACAGCCGTCCAAGGCTGACTTCACCGCGGCCATCACCGCCATCGCCGACGCGGGCTACACTGACCCAGGCGCGACCAACGCCGTCCGCAACTGCCGCATCCCCGGCAGCGTCAACCTGAAGCGGGGGCGGAACAACTTCGAGGCGCGGCTGGTCGAGTTCCACCCCGACCGCGAGTACACGCTGGATGACGTGTGCAAGGCACTGGACGTGGTGCCGCCGGAAGCGGACACCGCCGAGATCAAGAGCATCAAGATACGCGACACCGGCCAAGACAACGTGCTGGCGTGGCTGTCGGACAACAGCATGGTGCTGTCGCGGGTCAACAACGAGGGCTGGTGCGGCGTCGTCTGCCCGAACCATGCCGAACACTCGGACGGCGGCATCGAGGGCCGCTACAAGCCGCTGGATCGCTCCTACTGCTGCTATCATGGCCACTGCCAGCACCTGACCAGCGCGACGTTCCTGAAGTGGGTGTCGGAGAACGGTGGGCCGACCGTGACGCCGGGGCTGCGGGACGAATTGATCGCCGAACGCATGAAGCTGATGGCTGAAAAGATTATGCCGACCGAAGCGTTTCCCGATCAGGCCGCCATCACCGTCAAGGAGGTCGAGCGCAAGGAAGCCGGGCGGCTGACCAAGACCGAGTGGTTCGACCGCTTCGCCTACGTCCAGTCCGACGACAGCTACTTCGACATGGTGACGCGCCAAGAAGTGCCGCGTCAGGTGTTCAACGCGCTGTTCCGCCACATCGACTGCCGGTCGATCCACAACAGCAAACGCCAGGTCGCTGCGTCGGTCTACTTTGACGAACGCCGGCAGGAGTTTGGCGCGAAGGCGCTGACCGGCATCACCTACGCCGCCGGCGAGGACGTGCTGGTGGCGCGCGACGGGCTGGTCTACGGCAACCGCTGGGTCAACGCCCGCCCCGACATGAGCGCCACGGTGTCAGTCAGTGACGCACAGGTCACGCCGTGGCTGGATCACTGCCGCAGTCTGATTGAGGAGCCGTCCGAACTTGAGCATATCTTTGACGTGATGGCGTACAAGGTTCAGCACCCGAACGTGAAGATCAACCACGCGGTGCTGCACGGCGGCGACGAAGGCAGCGGCAAGGACACCATGTGGGCGCCGTTCTTGTGGGCCATCGGCGGCAAGCACCAGCACAACAGGTCGATCATTGAGACGGGCGAGATCAACAGCCAGTGGGGTTACAACCTAGAGGCTGAAATCCTGATCCTGAACGAACTGCGCGAACCGGAGGCAAGGGAGCGCCGGGCGCTGGCCAACAAACTCAAGCCGATCATCGCCGCACCACCGGAAACGTTGATCATCAACCGCAAGGGGCTGCACCCCTACGAGATGCTCAACCGGGTTCAGGTGATCGCGTTTACGAACGACCCGCTGCCGATCACGCTGCCGACGCAGGATCGCCGCTGGTTCTGCGTGTGGTCACGCGCACCGCGGATGCACCCCGACGAAGCGGCGGTGCTGTGGGATTGGTACAAGGCCGGCGGCTACGAGAAGATTGGGGCCTGGCTGCACTTGCGGGACGTGTCGGCGTTCAACCCTGCCGCCGCGCCGCCGGTGACCGAGTGGAAGCTGAACATGGTCGAGCAGGGCATGAGTGTAGCCGAGAGCTACTTGGTCGATATGATGCGCCTGCGCGTCGGGCCGTTTGCGTCGGGCGTTGTCGGCGGCCCGTTTCACAAGCTGTGTGATCTTTTGGTCACAGAAGGTAAGGTTCCGGCGGGCGTCAAAGTGCCGCAAGCGGCATTGCTGCACGCCTTCAAGGAAGCGGGCTGGATGGACTGCGGGCGTCTGGGGTCGGCTGACTTCCACACCAAGCGGCATATCTTCGCAGTCCCCGACGTTGCGAGGCTGCATTCAAAATCCGACCTTCGCCGGATGGTGGAAAACATTGATACCACCGGGGCGAAGGTGGTAGGGATTCATCAACAGCGCACCCCAAACCAGCGCGGTTGATGACGGAAACCCCCGGCGTGCCTCACTGCGCCGGGGGTTTCTTTTTGCTTGGCTCTTGCAACAGAATGTTTGCACCCATAGGATAGCGCCATGACCGAGAAAGAGATCGAAGCCTACTTCGTGAAGCGCGTGAAGGCGCTGGGCGGCTACAGCTACAAGTTCCGCAGCGTGACGCAGCGGGGCGTGGCTGACCGCATCGCCTGCCTGCCGAACGGTCAGACGTGGTTTGTGGAAATGAAGAAGCCCGGCGGGCGGCTGTCGCCACTGCAAGAGGTATTTGCCGAACAGATGGCGACAGCGCGCCAGCACTACGCCGTGCTGTGGTCGAAGGAGGGCGTGGATTCATGGGCCAATCGCTTCGCTTGAGACCGTACCAGGACGACGCGGCGGACTTCCTGTACGAGCGCGACCGCGCCATGATCCTTGCGCCGGTCGGCGCGGGCAAGACCGCGATCACGCTGACGGCCATGCAGGCGATGCTGAACGATGGATTGGTCAAGCGGTGGCTGGTGGTCGCGCCCAAGCGCGTCTGTACGGACGTGTGGCCGGTCGAGGCACCGAAGTGGTCTGGCATCACGCCCGCGCTGGCAGTCGGCACTCCGGCGCAGCGTAAAGCGGCGCTTGACAGTGGTGCGTCCGTTGTCGTCATCAACTACGACAACCTGGATAAGCTAGAAGATTTGACCGGCTTCGACGGCGTTGTCTTTGACGAATTGACGCGGCTGAAGAACCCCAGCGGAAAGCGGTTCAAAGCACTGGAGAAACTTATGTCTACGATGGCAATACGGTGGGGTCTGACCGGGTCGTTCACGTCGAACGGCCTTGAGGATGTGTTCGGTCAGTGCAAGATCATCGACCAAGGCTTGCTGGGCCGCGCCAAGGGCGCGTTCCTCCAGCAGTACTTTCACTGCGTCAACCGCGACTTCGGCCAGTGGACGCCGGCACCCGGCGCGCTGGAACAGGTGATGGAGCGGATCAAGCCGGCGACGTTCGTGCTTGACCCAGGCGATTACAAGGACAAGCTGCCGCCGTGCCACGTCGTCGAGACGCGGGTTCAGCTTGCGGATCGCGGGCCATACGAAAAGATGAAGCGCGACTACGTCGTCAAGTTTGGCGAAGACCGCGTCATCGCCCAAAACGCCGCGTCGGTGACGACCAAGCTGCAACAGATGGCGTCAGGGTTCGTCTACAACCGCGAGGGGCCGCTGCCGGTGCATTGGTTCAGCAGCCACAAGTTTGACCGGCTGGAGGAACTGCTGGCGGAAAATCAACGGGCCAACACCATCGTGGTGTACAACTACCAAGAGGAACTGGCCGAACTGCGCCGGCGCTTCCCGCACGCCCAGACCATTGAGGACAAGGACGTGATTGAGCGGTGGAACGCCGGCAAGGTCGAACTGCTGCTGGTGCATCCCAAGTCTGCCGGCCACGGTCTGAACCTCCAGCACGGCGGCTGCCACATGGTGTTCGTGTCGCTGCCGTGGTCGCTGGAACTGTACGAACAGACGGTCGGACGGTTGCACCGCGGCGGTCAGCCCCATGCGGTGTGGGTCTATGTGATGATTACCGAAAAAACAATTGACGAACGCATCTGGGCGGCCCTTCACGAAAAGCGTGCCGTATCAGATATTGCGATGGAGGAGTTGAAGAATGAACAAGGTTGATTGGCGGTCGCTGGCCGCCACGCTCACGTCCATGACGGAGGACGAGGTCAAGCGCCTGCTGGACGACGAGATGGCATCACGCCGCCGCGTCGGGATCGTGCGGCGCCTGCACCAGCGGTACGCCATGCTGCGTAGCGCGCGGGAGCGTGCCGAACTGATGGCGAGGCTGGGCGTATGACGGACGCAGTCAACCCCGACCACTACAAGGTCGGCGGCATCGAGACGATTGACTACCTCCAGGCCAAGCTATCGCCAGAGGAGTTTGCCGGCTACTGCCGCGGGAACGCGCTGAAGTACATGAGCCGCGCCGGCCACAAGGACGCCACGGTGTTAGAGATCGGCAAGGCTATCTGGTATTTGCAGTGCTGGCGGGACAGTCTGATTCACACAGACACACCCACGTAGAGTTGTGCGCCTCGATTGCCTTCACCGTCTCAGCGGTGTCCGTCTTGCTGTCGTAGCTAATCGGCTTGGCGATGCGGCAGTAATCACCGACGAGCGCGGTCGAACCTGTCACGCAGCCGGTCAAGACGAGCGGGATCGTCAGCGTCCATAGCGGCTTCAGCCTTGGCAACATTCGCATCAAGTTGCTCCTGTGCATCCTGACGCCCTTGCGCCCGCAGCTTGGCGTTTCCGAAATCGGTAAACACCCGGTCAAGCAGCGACAGCAAGAGCGTCAGGAGTTTGATCACGCCTCAGGCTTTTCCATCAGGAACACGGCAACAACGCCGGCCAGACCCGCAACCGCAGCCGAGATCGCTTCCCACTGCACGTCGGTCAGGCCCAGCGCCAGCGCGAGGCTGGCGACGCCGGCGTAGGTGCTTGGCTCTTTGAGCCGGTTCACAAGCCAAGAAACAAACTTCATGTCATTCTCCTTTGGGGTATTGCTTCCACGGTAGTTCCCAGTGCGGGCCGTCTTTAAAAGTTCTCCAGTCACCGCCCCAGACAATCGGGACTTTTTCGTGCGCCGCGGCAGCCTTCACAATCTTGGCCAGACGGTGATACAGCGGCCAATCCCACGACACGGTGCCGCCGATCATCGGCGCCAGATCGACGGCGTGGCCGGTCAGGTGCCGGGAGTTCAGCGTGCGGGTCGCGCCCTGCGCCAGCAACTGCTTTTGCCTGGGCAGTGTCCGCAGCCCCTCCAGCACGGTGAAGTCCAGACTGGACAGGGCGGCAGCGCGGCGGACAACGCGCACCAGATCAGGATGCACGTCCTGCAAGCGGGCGATAGACCGGGGGCCAAGGACAATGCTCATTGCGTAACGCCCATGCGTTTTCCGTACCGGAAGGTATAATACCACAGAAGGTCGATCACAACCCAGCCTTTCTGCGCTTGTACGTCAGGAAGTCCGCGCCTTCCTGCACATCCTCGAACACGCTGACTGCCGGGGCAGCGCCGTTGCGCGGCGTGATGACCGTCACGACCGACTGCCCGCTGCGCTGTTCTGCGAACTGGCCCTTGAGTGCGTAGTCGTCGCTCTCCTTGTAGCCCTTGGCGCGCACCAGCGTGTAGCGCCGCCCGCCGGCAAACTCGCCCTGGCCGGTGCCGAACGTGTGCCGGTGGAACGCAGCGTAGATGTCGGCGTGTTCGTCGATCATCGCCGCCCGCTTCAAGCCGTGCAACTCGTTGTACATTGAGTGGCCCTTGAAGTCGTGCCGCGCCCAGACGCGGGTGATACCGCCGCACGGCGACGCCAGTTGCAGCTTGGCGTCCCAATCGCGCATCAGGATGCGTTCGGTGTTCATGCCGTCAAAGATGCGTTTGCCGTAGTTCCAAGTGTCGTGGTTGCCCAGAATCCACACCAGCCAGTTGACGCCTAGATGCTTCAGCGCCCACTCGACCAGTTCCCAGCCTTCTGATACCGTGGCCGACTGTTCGCCGTACAGGCGCTCCAGCCTGCCCACCCAGTTATTAATTGAGTCCCCGCCGTTTGCGCCGTACAGCCCTTCGGTTTCGGCGCAGATGCGGGCGTCACGCTCAAAGCCGACCAAGTCGCAGTACGGATCGTCGAGGTGCGGATCGCCAAACCAGCAGATGGCGTATGGCCCTTTGATCGGTATCCGCACGGTCTGCCAGGCTTGCGCCCGTTCGTGTGCAATCCGCAGGGCGTTGCGCTTCTTCATTAGCGCCAGCCGCTCTGCAAACGGCAGATCGGCTGGCGGCAGGGGGTCTGCCTTGGGCCTGTCAAGCGACAGAACGGAGGCTGTCCGCGCCACATGGCGACGGCAGGCGTTCTGCACCGCCGCCCGGCTGACGTTCAGCCGAAGTGCTGCTGCGTTCTGGCTGCCAAGATCGGCGGCTAACTCAGCAATTTTGGCGTCGCCCTCTGGGTCAACGTCGTACTGATTGACTGCCATAAATAACCTTGCAAAGCAGTCTTTTAGACCGCGGGGGTTAGCTAATCTTTAGTACGATGGTAAGCAGTAGCGCGATAATGAACCCGGCCACGGCCACGCCGACGTTCTCCAAGCGTTTCAAACGCGCGCAGATGCCGTCGTACCGCAAGGCACACACCTCCTCATGCGTATTCAGCCGCGCTTCGGTCTGGTCGATGGTCGTCACGTCAGCGCCTCATCAAGTCTGTGTTAGCGTTGGTTGCGTTGCGCGCGGTCTTGCGCCATCACGTTCTGCTGCGCAACAGGCGACAGAACGTAGAAGCCTGGGCCGCCGGGCTTTACGCCGCTGGCGCTGGCCAGCGCGCGATTCGCTTGGGTGCGCGACATCTTGTTTGCCACGCCCCGCGCTGTAGCGCCAGCAGCTTGCGTTGCCAGCAGCCCGGCTGCGGTTTCTGGTGAGTAGGACGCGCCGATACCCACAAAGGGAAGTTGCCCGCCAAATACGCGGGCGCTGGGGGCCAAACGGCCCAGCCCCGACAAAACGCTCTGCGTGGCCGTGCCGTTGGCGACCTTTTTAATCAGTTCCTGCGTTGGCTTATCAAACTTCGACATCTTGCGGTCGTTCTTGGCTATGCGGCCAAACTCGTCCCGCAGCGCGCGCGAAAACGATTTCGTGCTATCTGCTTGGCTAGAAGTTCTGTTGGCCGCGTCAAAAGCGTTCTCCAGCGTTTCTGTCTGGTACGCCGTTGACCGGACGCCGCGGGCCTGCTTGAGAAACGCATCGGCGGCGGCGGCATCGCCTGACGTTGTCTGCGCCGGCGTCAGGTTGCTCATGAAGTCGTCAATGACATCATCCAGCGCCTTAACCATAGAACGCTGTTCGGCGGTACCGCTCTTGCCGCCCGCTTCGCTGTACGGAAGATCGCGGATTGAACGCCTGAACTTTTCCAGCATATCAAACGATATGGGTTTGCCAGCTTTTTTGGAAAACAAATCCAACGCTTTGTTGACCAGCACGTCGGTGTCTGGGTCGTATTTCAGGCTTTGCAATTTTGAAAGCGCAGCGGATTGCAGATCGGCCATCGCGGTCGGCGCCACGTTGACGTTCGCAGCTTCCATCTGTTTGTACAGATCGGTAGACTTTTCTTTTAGTTGGGCAGCCGGAATGGCTTTGGCCTTTGGCGTAGCGGCCTTGAACCCTGCGCCGCCACCCGCCAAAGACAGACCCAGCAGCGCCGCCGGGTTCGTCACATCAAGGAAGTTCGTCGCAATCGACGGTGCGCCCGCAGCGCCTGCGCCCGCCGCGGCCTGACCGGGAATGTTCTGTCCCATAGCGCGCATGAAGTTTTTGACTTGGGGCGATGTTGCCTTGCTGGCTAAGATTCGAGAAGCCATAGCTTGGCCAGTACCCCCCACAGCACCAGACAGAATATCACTGTACACTTGTTCGCCTGGTGTTTCCGGTGCGCGGGTTGCGCCAATGCTTTGGTATCCCCGCTGCATGGCTTCAGACGGCAGCGGGACGCGCTGGCCACCGAACAACGGTGTAGCCAGATTGTAGACGCTCGTACCAAGATCGCCGAGGCCCAAGGCCAGCACACCGCCAGCAGCACCCACCGGAGCGCCGACGCCGGCAAAAGGCGCGCCTGCCAGCGCACCCATGCCCGCCGCAGTCGCGTAGGGCAGCAGCGCGTTGGATGTAACGCCGGCCATTTGCTCGGCTTTGTCCATGCCCGTGCGCGGGGCTTTGGCGCGCGGCATTGCCTTCTCAACAACGCCCAGCCCCGCGTAAGGGTCTGCGCCGCCCTGTTCGTAAGTGCCTAGCCCGGCGTAAGGATCGTTCTGTTTCATGGCCGGGTCATGACCTCTCCGTTGTCCGCGCGCCTCCAACGCTTGATGTTAGGGTTGGCGCGCACTTGTTCGGGCGTTAAAACCGGCACAGCGGTAGGCGTCTGGCGCCCAGCAGCCGATGGCGCGGCGGGTTGCGCCTTAGGCTCTATGCCGGCGCCGCGCAGAAGGATTGGCAAAACCACGTTCTGCCAAGAAGCCAGCCGCTGATTGGCAGGCTTATCTGGGTTGGCGATATCGGCCATCGTGTTAGAAACCAACTGAACGTCAGCGTTTGAAATTTGCGCGCCCAGTTTGCCGCGCAGTTTTTCAAACGTCATGTTGTCCTTGATGGTTTCAAGCTGGCCCAACGCTTGACGCCCTGGCGTAGCTTCGCCAGTAACGAAGCCAACCACGTCAGAACCAATCTTTTCCAAACCGCCGCTGGTAGATGCGGAGATCAAATCGGAGACTTTTTCGGTGCCTGTGTCGGGGTTGTACCCAAACAAAGGCAGCGTCTTTTTAAACGCTTTTTCAGTTTCAACCTGATTGATTGTCTTCGGTTCGGCGGCGGGTGCGGCTGCGCGGGCGGGGCGCTGTCCGGTTTCAAACTCGCGCATAGCCGCCGCAAGCGCAGGGACTTGCGCCGCAGTGATTGGTGCGTTGAGATTGATACCCAACTTACCCGCGACGTAGTTCTTATAGTTGTTACGGTTGGCTTCAGGGTTTTCCTTAGATGCCGGCGTATATTTATCAATAATCTTGTTTACCGTGTTGATGCCGCTGCCGACGTAATCCTTACGCAGCAAGTTTTCCTGCGCGGCAGCGCCCTCCTGCGGCGTGTTAAATGTAGCAAAGCCGCCGCTGGCGCCCGCGTAGCCGGGCTGCGAACGCGCGAACGCGCCGTCGCGGATCGCGCCGGGGTTGGTCTGAAGCGCCGTAGCCACAGGCGTAGCGGCAACGCCGCCCCCGCGGTCGCCACCAACAAGGCCCGGCGGCGTGTAGCCGCCGGTCTGGCCAGCAGCAATTGGAAAGCCGCGCCCGGTGTTGGGGTCTACGATGACCCCGCCGATACCTTCCACATTGAGTACGGTAGGCTTGATCGTGACCGCCGCTTCCGAACCAGGGACAACTTGCGCCGCGCCGCCGCCGTACTCAGGCACATTGAGTACCCGCGTAGTTGTGCCGAGGTTTTGCTGCATGGGGTTATTTTTATAACGTTTAGCGGCTTCGACAGTCTTAATGCCGGTCTGCCGTTGCCATTCAGGAAACTGCGCGGGGTCAGCGGGAAGAGACGCCACCACTTCCTTTAGGCCGCCCAAAAACATATTGTTTTGAAATTGCGGAGCCGCTGCAATGCGCTGCGCGAACGCTAAAAAATCTTCCGGCGAATTGGAGTTAGCCGCCGCCGTATAGATGGCTTGATTGAATAGCTCGCCGGTTTTAAGTGACTCAGCAGTAGCTTCGGACGTTGCTTTGTTTAGCTGCGGAACGGCCAACGCCGCAGCCCGCGATTCTTGCGTCCGCGCGATATCCAACTGCTGTTGCTGCGCCGCCGCCTGACGTTCAGCAGCACGCTGCTGCGACATCATGTTGATGAACTGCGCGCCCTGCTGGATCGCAGGCGCCAAGAAGTTGCCTTGCGGTGCGCGGGATTGAAGGGCGATTGCTTGGTTAGCCATTGTCCGTCCTTAGTTAACCGCCGATGCCACGGTACGCGCCCGCTGGGATAGGCGTCATACCGCCGCTACCGCCGGCACCCCCGCGACCCAACGAGTTAAAATAGTTCATCTGCGCTTGCATCAGCGGGTACGATGCTGCCGCTTGGCCGATGCTGCTGAGTGCGCCGCCCAGTGCGTTAGCCTGCCCGACGTAGCCAGACGCGCGGGCCTGCCCGGCACCATAAAGGTTAGCGGCTTCATTCTGCCCGGCCTGACCAGTTGCGCCGGTCATGACGTTGGTCGCCGACTGGCCAGAACCCATCAGCGACTGGAGCGGGTTCAAGCGCGCGCTGCGCTCAATCTGGTAGCGGTTGAAGGCGTTGCCGTACTCTTGGCTGGCCAAGTCCTGCCCGAACCGTTGGATGCCGCGCAGTGTGCCGCCTGACAGCAGATTGCCGCGGGCCGACGCGCTGCGCTCCAGCGCACGCATACCTTCCGACTGGCGGAAAGCGTAGCCTGGGTCTTGCTCAAAGTCAGTCTGGCCAAATGGTTTGGCCAGACTGCCGTAGCCCTCCGCTGACGCATCGCCGCCGACCCCCAGCAACTGCATGATCTGCTGTTGCGCGGTAAGGCCAGCTTGACGGAACGGTTCTTGCAGCCCGATCTGACGCTCCAACGCCCGTTCGTTGGCGGCCTGCGCTTCGCGGGCGGCCTCTGCCTGAACGTTGGCAGCCTTTTTAGCACCGCCGGCTGCGATCAAACCGCCGCCCAGCGTTGCCACGCCGCCAATAACTGCTGCTGCTACGGCTGACATTTCACTTATCTCCTACCGACAGCGATAGCGCCTGTCTGTAATCCACGGTTATCTCCGCGCCGACACTACTACCTTTGCAGCCAGAAATCGACTGGCTTGAGAACAAAAAAATATCGCCGTTGTCGCTTTTGATCATAACCGCGTTTGGCGTTTTTGAGTGGTTGGTAAACCGCCCAGCCGGCGTGCGTTTTCCGCCAAGCCTAGCCGGCGCAATCAACTCATGCGCGGCGATGTCGCCGGTGGCGAACACGCCCTTGCCGTGGATCGACGACGGTGCCACCATCATCTTGTAGCCGCCGTGCGGCAGCGGAATCTGGTCGCTCTCATCCGCCGATATGGCCCAGACCGTGTCGGCGTCGAATCCAAACTCAGCAATTGCCGCGGCAAAGTCATCCTGATCCGCGTGGGCGTCATACGACAACAACAGACCGTTGGCTTTTTGGGCTTCCTCAAAGGCGATGCTTTTATCCAAAAGCTGCGCTTCCAGCGTTTCCACATCTGTCTCGTCGGTGGCGTACACGTTCTGCCAGCGCACCGTCTCATGGATGTAGGCGATCTTGCGCCCGGCGCCGCTCACAAACGTCTGCGGCGCGGTCAGTTCGGTATGGCCGCCGTCTTGGCCGATCAGCGTGATCCGGCCTTCCAGCATGATGTTGATGTGCGGCGTCTTGTGCCGATGTCCGATGACATACGCCCCGGTCGGCAACACGACTTCGCGGATGTAGACACCTGGGCCAAAGTGGTGATGGACTGGGCAGTCAGCTTGTTCGTGCTGAAGAAAAGCCGTTTCCAACTTTTCAACGTCCGTTTCCGTGAACGGCGCAGTCGGCACAAGATCGTCAACGCGCGCCAGCATCAGCTAATCTCACGTCCCGACGCGCGGATGTTGATCGTCAGCGGCGCCGACGCCAGCGTCGAGATGAACCCATTCGGGTTGAGGACGTGGCCCACCAGTTCCGGGAACGTGTAGGTTTCGGACGGCTGGAGCGTCTTGGTCTTCACAATCAGGTTCTGCGTGCCAGAGGTGTCGGCTGCCGTCACTAGGTTGACGCTGATCGACGCGGCGGACGCGCCGTAGTTGGTGGCCGTAAACTTGTCGATGATCGTCGTCACGTTGGTCGCAGTGTACTGCGTGGACTGCGTGTCTTCGGCGACCTTGGCCGGGATCAGGGCTTTGGCGGTAACAGACATGACCTATCCTTATACTGCTTCGGCGGCTAGTTCGATGTCCGCCGACGCCAAAATGGTGGTGGTGCCAACGCGCCGGATGCCGACATTGAGCGTTGCGTACTGAAGGGTGACGGTGCTGACCAGCCAGTTGCGTGTCGTTGTCAGCGCCAGCCAAGTGTCGGTGGCCGAACTGCCGCCGCTCAACGACCCTGACACCAGGCTGGCGTACACTTCGTAGTTGGCTGCTTGGGCTGCTGGGACGCACCAAGCGTACAGCAGTGTGGCCCCGCCGCCGTTGACGATCTGGAACGCATTGCCGCTGCTGTTAAGCTGGTACTGCGCCGACGCGGTAAGGCCGATGTTAATGCCCGTGATCGTTGCGGGGTCAACCGTGATGGTCACGGCAGACGCCGCTCCACCCGAATTACCCAGCAAAGACAGTACCGCGCCGCTCATCAGGTCAGCCCCGCGCCAGTGATGGCCCACACGGTCGTATCAACCTTGACGCACGTCGCCAGGCCGTAGTTGGCCAGCGTCCGCGTGCCGGTGTTGGTCGTGCCAGCTTGGCGCAGCGTGTCGGTCGTGATGCCGATGCTCTGGCTGCTGCCGCTGTTGTTGTAAATGACAACCGTCGCGCCAATCGGGAACGCCGCCGCGCTGTTGGCCGGGATCGTGATGCCACCGGTGGTGATCGAGATGTGCTTGCCGTTGTCCGTCAGCGCCAATTGGTAGGCTGCGGTCTGTGCGTTCTGCGGTGCGCCGCGGTAGCCGATGCTGGTAGCGCCGATGTCGCCGGTGGCCACAAGCACCACGTCTTGATCCAGCGCCGTGATGTCGTCGTTGGCGCCTGACTTGGCCGCGCCGAGGGCGGTGCGCGCGTTGGCAGCCGTGGTTGAACCTGTGCCGCCGTTGACGACCGCGACGACGCCAGTGACGTTGGATGCAGTGCCGGTGGTGTTGCCGTTGAACGTCACACCCGACCCGATGGTGCCGCCGGTGATGGCCACCGCGTCGGCGTTCTGGAACGCCAGCGACCCAATCGTGACGATGTTGTCTACCGTCCAAATCGTGGCGTTAGCCGAATCGGTCAGCACGACCTTGTATGAGGTGCCGTTGCTGTACCAGATGTTGGCTTCGCCGCGGGAGTCCAAAATCACCGGATTGGTGTTGGCCACATTGCCAGTGCTGGTGGTATAGGTCGCCACCGGTGTGGTTGTGCCGGCGGCGTAGGTGTAGACCTTACCGCCGACCAGCGGCGCGCCGGAAGCGTCCAGAAACTGCGCTTTGGGTGAAGGAGAAAGAACGGCCATTAGTAGCCCCCATCTGAGCTAATGTTGTTGGTCACGGTAAGGATGACCGAAGGAACGGACGGATGCACGGCAGACGCAGCATCTGCCAGAAGGATAACCGATGTGTCGTCCACTTCCCACATCAATTCAATATAATCCCCTGCGTTTAACTCGATAACGTAATTCCACGCCGCAAGAATTTCGGCGTTGTTGCCTTGTATGCGGATTAGGCCGGCGCTGTCCGGTACGTTTACGCCGTTCTTACGCAGCCAAATCCAGACCAACCCAACACCGCCTGATGTTTTATCAACTTGCGCGGAGAATTGCACGTTATATACGTTCAGCGTATCAACGTAGATACGCGACGTAGGTGTGCCGCGGGTGACACCAACCGACAAATCAACCGTGTTGAACGTCATCGCGTAGGCGGTGTTGATAGCTGCTGCCGTCTGCGTGGTGGTGTCGTAGAACGAACCGTAGCGATGGCGAACCAACTGCGGCGTGTACGGCGGCGACACCGATAGGTTCTGGATTTCGGTCTGCAACACAGCCGCCAGCGACGCAGCGTCGCTGTCAGGGCCGATCTGCAAGTCTTGCAGCGTGAAGTCGTTCTGGCCGCTGCCGGTCAACTGAAACAGGCTTTGGAAAAACCTGAACCATTCGCGGCTGACCAGCCCTGTGTTCGGGTCAGCCAACTGCACGCGCGGCGGCGTGATGTTGGTGATGTTGACGGGGTTAGGCATTGGTGCCGCTCAACATCAGTTCGGCGTCGATGATGACCAGCTTGACCGGGTCAGTGCCAGACACCTCGTACACGCGGTCGCGCAGTTTCATCGTCATGCCCAGGCGGCGCCAGATGGCGCGCTGGCCGTACCCGCCGATCCTGCCGATGGATGTCCAATGCTCATTTGACCATGTGTGGCCGCCGTCGTCCGACCAGCGCAGCATAACTTGCGGGTCTGCGCCCTGCGTAGTTCCAGCTAAAACTTCAATGTATTCATCGGATTCGGTGATGAGAAAGTCGCCATCCTCAAGCAGCAAGACTTGCGAGTTGATGTCTTGCGGGGTCACCACGGAAATTTCAATATAGTTGCCTGATTCGGTGATAAGGAAGTTGCCATTTTCGGTCAGCAGCAAACCAAAAACATCAGGCGAAGCGGTTCCCGACAGGCCCACGCCAGACTCAAACACGATCTGAAGGTTGTGCTGCGCCGTGCGCTTCAGGTTGTTTTGGCCGGTCGGCAACGCCCGCCACGACCGCAGCCACTTCTGCGGCGTGCCGTTGTCGGCGTAGGTCGTTAGGTCAAAGGTGTAGATGTTGCCGTTCAGGTGATCGCCGATGACGATGTTGCCCAAGAAGTTGCATTGGCTGTTGCCGCGGTGACGCGAGAACACGCCTTCGTTGAAATAAGCCCGTTCGTGCCAAGCCCCGGTGGCCACATCCAGAACCCACGTCGTGTTGGCTGAGGGAAAGTTCAGAACGTAGAAGGCGTGGCCGTCCTGCTGGTAGGTGTACGCCACTGCGTCGGACATGTTGAGGTATTGCTGGATTTGCCACTCGACCGCGTGCGTGGACACGCGCTGGCCGACGTAGCCGGTCGCCCGGTAGACGATGCCTTGGCCGCGGGCGTCGGTTCCTAACCAGAACACACCGTTGTCCAGCTTCGCAATGGAATAGGGCGCGACGCAGCCGATCTCGTTAAATGCGCCTTGGATGCGCGCCAGCGGAAAGTCCGCCGTGCCGGCGTTGTACCAGACTTCGGTGCTGTCGGTGCCGAACACCCACACTTCGCGGTGATCGACGATCAAGCCGACGATGCCGTCTGGCGATCCTTCGGCGCTGACAAAATCCAGCGGGTCGATTTGCGTGCCGTCCAGCAGGCTGGTGACATACAGCCGTTGGCTGTTGGGCGGGTTGAACACGAAGTAGCCGTCGAGATACCCGACCGTCACCGCGCCGGGGAAGTCAGGATCGGTGACTTGCACGAACGTGTTGGTGGATTCGGTGTAGACGAAGGCGTCCGGGTTGCACGCGAAGACGATCTGGTCGCCGTTGTCGGCGATGGACACCGGCCCAGTGCCGTTGACCGTTCCCAGCAGCACCGGCGTGCCGGTCAGCGAAGACAGTTTGTAGACTTCGTTGCCCGACACGACGAAGAAGTCAGAGCCTTGCGTCTGGTGCGCCCACAGCCCCCGGATCGGCCCGGTGCCAACGGCCTGCTGTAGCTTCAGCCCAGGCGCGCGGTTGAGGAACGCAGGCATCTGCCCACCCTCAGGCACAACCTCTGGAAAGAGGTTGACCATGCGCGCGTCCGCAGCGTTGATGCTGCGGGCGACATAGCTTGAGCCAAGGATAGGACTTTTCATTTTACCTTTTCACGCACGTAGTCAGCGAACGCAGGGTCGTCACGCATGTGCGCCTGCAACTGACGTTCGGTCATCTGGCCGCTCTGGTAGCAGGCAAGAAGGGCGTCATGCTGGCTCATGTCGTGCTATCCGTAATAAGACCTAGATTAGCTAGAGCGGTGAGTAGCGAGGCCAGCGCGGCGTTGCCACCCCTTGATCCTGCCACGGTCGGCTTGCCAACGGGGAAAGCATTAAAAAAGCCAATGTTGTTGCCGAGTAGCTGGATAAGGCCGCCAGTTGACCCCGGCGTTTTGAGCGCGAACAAGGTTGAAGAAGCAACGCCGCCGATGATACCGAAATTGCCGCTGCCGTCAACTTGCATAGACAAACCTTGCGTCGTAACTCCGCTGCCGTTGACATAGTTCATAATGAAAGGTTGCGACGCCGAGCTATTAGCGTCCGCAACCGAACCAAGTTCAATTCCGTTGATTGCCGCTGCGTTGACTGAACGAAAGGCGTAGGTAAACCGCTTTTTCGGGCTTTCAAAAACGCCAATAGCTTGCACGTTGACGGCAACGCTTAATGACGGCTCAACCGTTGAACCGCCGACAATATCAAGGCCGAGCGCCGTGGTAGTGATGTTTGAAATGTTGAGGTTAAGTTCGTAACCCCACACGTTCGAGCCACCCAGCCCGTTGTCAATTGTGCGGGTGTTTAAACCCCACACCAGCGCGCTTGCCGCGTTACGATCTGCCTGCCCATAGAGCGCCACCGCGCCCACCGAAGCCGTGTTGGCGTTTTTTACATAGCCGGCAACGCCGTTAGCATGAAAAAACGCCGACGCCGTTGCCGGCACACTAACCGAACCACTTAAGGCAGTCGGCGTGCTATTCCCGCTGAACGAACGTGGCCCGTATCCGCTTAGGTCAACTGCAAAACCTTCAAAACTGTTGCCAGACGCCGAACCTGTCCAGCCGGTCAACCCCGCGGGGTTGTAAGCTGTGCGGATCGTCGTACCTTGAAAATCGGTTGTGCCGGTGCCGCTATTGACGACGGCGGCGCCTGCGTCAAAACTTAATGCTTTTGTAAATGGAAGCGTGATCGCCGTTGACGGATTGCTGTAACTGCCTGACGGCAGATCAACAGAATTGTTGGCAAGAATACTGGCAGCAATTGCGGTCCCATCGGGGGTTGTACCGTCACCGGTCGCGCCGTAATCTTTAACACTTACCGTGTCTCGCATCTTGTTCTGCGAGGTACGCAAAGTTGCGCCGGTGCCAGACTGCAAGAATCCGATGGTGTTGACCGGCGCTTGCTTGGTAACGCCGCCCTGCACAACCGGCATTACAACCGCGCTGTCCAGCGGTGAGGTTGCCGACGGCAGTTGAGAGATTTTGTCATTAGCCATTGTTATCGTACCTTTTCGCGCACGTAGTCAGCGAACGCAGGGTCGTCACGCATATGCGCCTGCAACTGACGTTCGGTCATTTGCCCGCTCTGGTAGCAAGCAAAAAGGGCGTCATACTGGCTCATCCAATCTGCTTCCATGTTGTTGAGTTTATGCGCCGCAAGCGAACCGTGTCACCGTTGGCCATTACCTTGTTGACGCCGCCATCAAGCAACAAACCCGCATTGTGCTGAATTGTGGTGTTGGCGTCATTAGCTTGCACGACGATTTCGTCGCCGGGGAACGCGCCGGTAAAGTTGGTGATTGTAGTGGCACCGCTATTGGCGGTCAAAAGGTGACCGCCGCCCGGCGCCCACTGGCGATAACCGAGAATAGTAGGGGTTGCGCTGTTAGCCGTCAGCGTGTCGAAATAGTTAACAGAAGAACCCGGTGCGCCGCCCGGCGTTACTAGGACTTGGCCGTCCGTGTCGCCCTGAGTAATAGCGCCTCGCAAATTATCAGACCGGCTAATCGTGTGGCTGAACCCGCTGGCGTTAGCAACGATGTCAACGTCCGTATCACAGCCCACCGTGCGAATGCCTGTACAGGTGTTGTTCACGCCTGCATCGCGGATCGCCGTGGTCGTGCCGCCGCCGGGGTTGCTCAGTGAAAACACCTTGCAGTCCGCAATCTGCCATTCCGTCGATGCGCTGTCCAAATCAAACGCAATAAAATTTTGCGCGCTGTCAAGGCGCTTGTATATAAGTATTCCGTTCACGTTGCCTTGCAGAATGTTGACCGAACGGATTGAGCCGCGGAAAGTTGACGAATGACCGCCCAGCCAAAGGAAACCGGGCGTGTTCAGCCCGCTTGTGCCGCTGCAATCTACAGCCCAATCGCAGGCCACAAAAATAGAACCGCTAATATCCAACAGTTCCGAAAAGCCGGCAATCAGCAAGCCTGACAGCGCCCACCGCGCGCGGATATTCACGCGGGCGTCAGTCGTGGTGCCGCGCGCTGCAAAAGCCGCCGTTGAAAGCGGCGTTACTCCGCTGGGCTTGCCATAGAAATCCAGCGTATCGCAGTAGGCCAACCACCCGTTTGTCAAGTCGATACCCACTGCCCAATAACCAACGAGGCCCGGAATGTCGGCCCCGGAAACGCGGATTTTGCCGGCTTCAAACAATCGCGCGTAACCAGTTCCGCCGCCAGGCCATACGCATTTGATGGCTGTGCCACCACCTTCCTTTTCGGTAATCAGCGCAATGTCGCCAATTTGGCAGATATGCGTCGTGATGTTGTTAAACGTAAATTCAAGCCCCTGCGTTGTGGCCGCGGTTAGCCATTTGAGCGTCACACCGGGCTGGGTAAAAATTTGCACTGGCTTGTTGGTAGAAGTCAGCTTGGCGGTCAGGTTGTAAGTGCCGGCGGGAAAATACAACGCCGCACCGGCATCAAGCGCCGCCTGAATTGCCGTGGTATCGTTGGCCACGCCGTCACCGACAGCACCAAAGTCCTCGACGCTGACTATGTCGCGCATTTTGGCCTGCGCCGTGCGAAGAACCGCACCAGTACCAGACTGCAAGAAGCCGATGGTGGTCATCCCAGCGCGTTTGGTGACGCCGCCCTGGACGACCGGCATCTCAACCGCGCTGTCCAGCGGTGATGTTGCCAACGGCAGTTGAGAGATTTTGACGTTAGCCATCGTCAGTAGTTCCCTGCGAAGATGTTGAACCGCTGGCGCGTTGCCACGATGCTGTACGGCATGGACATGATGTCGTCAGGGTTGTTGATGCGCTTGAGGTTGCGCTTGCTGGTCATGGCGATACGCTGCACTTGCGGGCTTGGTTCGACGCCAAACTCTGGCGCCATCTCGCAGGCCAGATTGTAGCGGAACGCACGCAGATAGCCCGGCGGGAACGTCAGTTCGGTGGCCAGCAGCGCAGGCTTGGTCAGTTCCTCCACAGAGATGAAGTGCCACTCCAGCGCGCGCGTCGGGCGCGGGTAGATGTACATCTCCACGTCGGGGAACGTGTTGTTGACGAAGATCACTTGCGGGAACGTCGAGGTAACGGTCTTGACCGCGATCCCGTTGTACTGCTGCTGGTTGATGAATTTGATGCCGTAGCTGATGCCGGTGCTGGCGTCGAGGAAGTAGGTGCTGTCGTCCAGCAACACCGGGCGGTTGCCGACGAAGTCGCCGGTCGGCCCCAGTGTGCGCGACAGCAGGCCCGCGGGCCATGTGAACACCTGATCTTGCGTGGCGTAGACCGCCAACCGCTCTGTCGACCAGCTATCCAGCATCTGATTCATGGCGGCCAGCGCGTCTTGCGACGTTTCGGCTGACGGCACTTCGCCTTCGGCCAGGACACCCAAAAGCCGCAGTGACCCGTTGATGATGTCGCCGGCGCTCGTCATTGGTCAGTTTTCCTGCTTTGCGCGGGGGCGTCCGCGCCGCTTTGGTGCCGCCATCTCGTTGACGATCTCATCCTCGTCATCGTCCGTCACCACAGATGACGTGTTCACATCATAGCGTTCCCAGCCGTCAAATGCATCCAAAATCGCTTCCTCGTTGGAGATCGCAACCTTAGCGCCGTGCGTGGGGTGAACCATGTAAATGACGGACATAAGAAATCCTTAAAATGGGCGGCCCGAAGGCCGCCCACTGTATTAGCTGATTGCCATGAACTGCCACTTGGAGCCGTCCGAGTAGAACAGCTTGCCACGGCCAGTTGCGTTGGTGGTAATACCAAGCGAACCAACAGGAACTGAAGTGGTTGTCGTGTTGGCAGTGATCGCCGTGCTGAGAATGTACACGCCCGCGTTGGCGTTGCTAGCAACAGCGCCGCTGGCAGCGGTTGAAACAATCGACCCGCCCGTCACAGCGCCGGACGCCGTTACGGCGCCGCTAACAGTGACGCTTTCAAATTCAGGATCGGCGAAGGCAACGCCGACTGCTTTGGTGTTAGGCATAGTAACCTCCGAAAGAAGTGGCCCCCGCGGTTAAGCGGGGGCCGTGTTGCTTACGAGACCGCAGCAAACTGCCACTTGGAGCCGTCCGAATAGAACAGCTTGCCGAGGCCAGTGGCGTTGGTGGTCATGCCAAACGAACCCGAAGGAGCGGTGGTCGTAGTGGTGTTTGCCGTGATCGCGGTAGTGAGGAAGTAAATCCCCGCGCCCGAAGCAAAGCTAAGGATAGAGCCGCCAACTGACTTGGCAGCATCGACGTTGCCGTCCGAAACCTGATAGGCCGAACCGCCGTTAGGAAGAGCCATTGTAGAATCCTTTCAAAGAAGTTGGCCCCCGGCGAACCGGGGGCCGGTTTCAAATTAGCCCCAGATGCGGCAAGCCATCTGCGGACGGATTGTGCTGTAGCCATACAGAACGTCGATGCGGCAAGGCATACGGTCGTTGTTGATGTCGTACTGACGAACGATACGCAGGCTGATGCCGTTATGCACCTGACGCGACGCCATATCGACACCCTGCGGCAGCAGAAGGTCGGCGGTGGCGAAGGTGATGGCGTCCTTGTGGTACACCAGGTTCTGGGCGTACTGAGTGCTGGCAGCGCCCACGAACACGACGGCCTTGCTGTTGCCCGGAAGCGAGTTGACAGTCGCCAACGCGTTGGCAGCCGAGTAGATCGGCGCAACGGTGACGTTGCCAGCGCCCGAACCGTTCAACGTAACGTCGGCAAGCGCGACGAACTGGAACAGCGAACCGGTGCTTTCACGGGTCTGCGGGTTCACAGCAAAGCAGTCAGCCACGGTGAACACGTCGCCAGCCTTGACGGTAGCCGCTGCGCCAGCGCCGGTGATGGCAATGGTCGTGGCGCCTTCCGACGTAATAGCAGCCGAAGTCGTGCCGCCGGTGGCGGTACGGGTGCCGGTGGTGTGCTGCTTGATCGACTGCGACATGTTGATTTCTTCGAAACCAAGCACGCCGGTACCCATCATGCCGTTCTTAAACTGCTTGCTGATGGTGTCGGTCGGGTTGAACAGGCCCTTCATGCCTTCAACCAGGCCAGCGTTAGCAGCCGGGTTGACCGTCGCGTAGCGCGGCGACATCACGGCAGCGTTTTCGTTCAGCTTCTGCTGGGCCTGAAGCAGAACCAGAGAAGTGGCCGGGGTGGTGCCGGGGGTGCCGACCGTGTTGCCAATGGTGGCATAAGCGTTGGCCACGTCAGCGTCGATGCTGGCGGCAAGCTGCGAGATACGCGGCTTCAGCACGCGCTCTGCGAAGTCGTCCAACTGCATGGTCAGTTCGGCGGTCGTGAAGTTCACGCCGATGTGCTTCTGGTTGGCAACGGTCAGCGTGGTGAACTGCTCGTTGTCGTCCTGCACCTGAAGGGCAGCGCCGTCCGTGACCAAAGCGCGGTCGGGCAGACGAATACGCAGGGTCGAACCGATCTTGGCGCCTTCGACAGCGAAGCTGTCGTCGTACTGACGGTTGACGTTGCGGGTGAGCACGAGGTTGTTCTCGAGGATTTCGAGAGCCTTCCGCGTGATCATGTCGATAGTAAGAATCGAGTTAGCCATGGTGGTAGTCCCAAATTAACGGTTGCGTTGTGCCTCGTACTTCTTGATCTGCCTCATCCGTTCCGCTTCGATCCAATCCGACGTACTCATCGACTTGGTCGAACGAGGGTCGGTCGTATCATACGTCGGCGCGCCAGAAGCGCGGGCTGTGACAGGTGCAATCGGTGCCGGGGCGGTTGAAGTTTTTCTAACCGGCGGGCTTGAGGCCATGCCGGCTTCAAGTTTTCCGATCTCTTTAGCCTGCAAGATGGGCGGCAGCCGGGCAATGCGATCCGCTTCCTTCGGGTTGGAACCGAGCCAATACAGGACGTCGGGGCCAATGTCGGAAGCTTGGATGCTTTGCGCCATTGTCTCCGTGACGGACAGGTTGGGGTTGTAGGCGACTTGTTCAAAGTCGTCGTACCGATCCCTCGCCGCTTCTTCACGGTCGTGGTAGTTTTCGAGCAATGCCTGTTGCTGCTTGGCAGTTTCCCGCCGCGCCAACAATTCCTCCGCTTTACGTTCGGCCAAAGCCTCTGCGTAATCTTCGTAGGTGTTGAACTGGTCGGCGCTCAGATCAGAAGGCGGTGCTGCCGCTTTCTGCGCTTGGGCCATTTCCAGTCGCTGGGCTTGCTCACGCTCCCACTTACGCTGTTCCCTTGCAAGCCGCTTGCCGACGATGGCGTCCAGTTCCTCCTGGGAGAAGGTCTTAGATGCTTCCTGTTCGACAGGCGTTTCCGGCGTTGTGTTTTCTTCGGGCTGGATTGCTGCCGTAGCTTCCAGTTCCGGCGCGGAGGCATCCGCTTCGTTTGGGACATTCTCGTCCATGTATAACCCCTATGGAGTTCCCGGTGAGCCTCGCCGGTACGGTTTTACTCAGACAGAGAGATTAGCAACCTTCTGCTGAAATGCCTTGACGCGCGCGTCGAGCGCGGCGGAATCTTCGTCCAGTTTGGCGCTGCGCGCAGCCAGATCAGCGGTCAGCTTGGCTTGACCGGCTTCCAGCGTTTCGCAAGCCTTCAGGCGCACGGCCAGATCAGCCTCAACGGTTTTGACTTTGTCGGCCAGCGCGGCCTCAGTGACGCTCACAGCCGCTTCGCGGTTCTTGGCAGCGGCGTTGGCGGACTTAGCCTCGCCGTTGGCTTTCACGGCGTCAGCCTTGATCAGCGCAGCTTCAGCCTTGGCGGCTTCCAGTTCTTTCGCCGCGGCGTCCCGATCTGCAAGCGCCGCTTCAGCCGCCGACAGCGCGCCCTGGCGAACCGCCAGTTCGTCGCGCAGCGCAGCCATAGCTGCCAAGTCCTTGGGAAGCTGCTGGGTGAAATACGCAACGTAGTCCACGCCGGGGGTATCGCCTGAGATGTTCATGTCGCCGCCCTTACACGTAGTAGCTGATGTTGATCTTGGCAGACGCGGTCTGCTCAATGAACTTAATCTTTTTCAGATCGCCGTCGTACTGAAGCGTGACGCCAGCGGCGAGAGGCATACCCACCGAAGCCGTGGGGGCGGTGCCATCATCGCGCCAGCGAACACCGTTGGTTTCAGGCGTGATCAACGCGATGGTCGGCATAGCCTTCAGGCCCGTGGAAGGGTCAACTTCCGGAATGGTCAGGCTCTGCGCGCTACTCAGCGTTGAAATTTGCTGGTAGCCCATGCAGCTAGTGATTGCCTTCAGATTGATCGCCATCAAAATCTCCTGCGTTCGGTAAACGAACGGATTTCAACAAAAAGCTCTATCCCTAGAGTGGGGGCAGGCGGGGCGCCCACCGAAATATCTACAGCTTGACCAGCGACAGAATATACCCCGTTTTGGGCGGAAAGCAAGCGCCCGAAAGATAGCGTAGCTGTTTGGCCGCTCACTAGGTACGTGCCGTTGACAGCCGTGATTGTGAAAGCGTTGGGCGGCGCCGTAAAAATCACGTTTAGGTTGTTGCCGCCGTTCGTCGAGTTTACCCCGACGTAGAAACGGTTGGCCTGGTTTACCGCGATGTCCGTGACACTTAGATAGTCAATGCCGCTGGTGACGTTGGTCAGGTTGAAGTTGCGCTGGATGCCCGCGACGTTGCTGTCAACTGTGACAATATTACCTACCGTGCCAGTAACAGACCAAGTATCAACGGTCGTGCCACTAGCAGAAGCTCCAAATCTAATTGTATGAGCAACAGTTTTTGTAGATGCTAGTTCCGAAAATGTGTTCGCGCCAAGCAAATTAAGTGTGGATGACCCAGTAGCGGCGCCGATAGTCAGCTTATTGAACGAAAGCCCGCCACCGCTAAATGTTCGCCCCGCGCCGCCGCCGCTAGAAAGCAAAATATTAGCGGTGTTTTTATTAAACGTAAGGTTTGTAGTTGATGCCGTATTCCAAACCGTTCCGGTTCCGCTCAACGTCCACAGCCCAGACCCCATTGTTATGGTTCTGACATTGCTGATGTTTGAACTCATAGAACTGCAAGTTACGTTGTAAATCGCAGCGTCGAACGTTCCTAGTGTAACGTTTAAGTTTCGTGTGCCTGTGTTTAGTGCGTCACCAAGCGTCAGCGTAATACCAGAGCCGTTAACCGTTACCGTACTAAAATTTTTGCCCGCAGTCGTTAACGTCCCCGTACCTGTAAACGACATTATTCCTGTGTGGCTATAGGTCATGCCGGCGACAAGAGTGACGCTGCCGGCTACGGTAATGCCAGCCGTTCCGGCAATCGTACCTGTAAACCCGGTGCAGTTGATTGACTTTGCGCCGGTGTTGCCAGCCGCAATCGTGCAAGTGCCTGTAGATAAGTTATCAAAAAACACGTCGTCAGCAGAGGTAGGAACTGACGCGCCGCCAAGACCGCCCGAAGTAGCAGACCATTTAAGAAGCGCAAGGCCGTCCCAAGACGCCGTTCCGCCTACCCAATAACGGTCAGCCATCGTCGGCCTCAGTCATTTCGGGTTCAGGCGGGTTTTCAATGGCAAACAGCCAGTTATCCAGCCGCTGCTGCTTCATGGCCGCAATTTGATCGTCGGTGTAGCTGTGGTCGGATGGAAGATGCAGCGCGTCGCAAAACGCGCCGTAAACGGTATCAAATTTAAAGTCGATTTTAATGGTCGCAGGCGTCACAGCGCGTCCTTACGTGGCTTGGAAAACGCCGTTGGTCGGGTCAAGCGTGACAGTGACTGTGTCGCCTGACGCCACTGCTTGTGAAGCCCCGTAATCCCAATAGGCCACGTTTGTGCTTGTGGTGCTGTCAGTCAGGATCGCGTACCGAAACGAAAACCCGGCGCCGGATGCCGTCCATACCGCCGGGCTGGCCAAGACCAGCGTGAAGGTGCCGCCAGTTTGCGATGCTGACGTTACCGACGCGGCGTTGCCGCCGGTGGTGTAGCCGTTTCCGTTTGCAACTTCGGTGATCGTCCCGGCAGCAGCGTTCACCGCTGTGGCCAGTTTGATCACCCAGGTGTCGGAACCTGAATTTATGTTTTCAAACAGATTTTCGATAGCTGGCTGAAATTTGTTGTAGGTTGCGGTAGGCATACGGCATCCTTACGCCAGAAATTTCAGCTTATACAGCGTGGAGTAGTACTGCCCAAAAATCTCGTCGATGATGTTCTGGAGCGGGGTGCAATCCTTATCGACCACCTTGTAGCGCATCTGCTCAAGGTCTTCCAATTGCCCTTCGAGGAACTCGACCACGTTGTTGGTCTTTTTGGCCGACATCAGCGAGATTGGCCCGATCAAGCCGTACTTGCCCTGATAGGCTTCGGCAAACTTGTCCGCCAAGTCGATTATGCCGTCGTAGAACTCGTTCAGCGCGACGTGCTTGGCATAGCTGCGCGTGTTCAGGTGGGCGGAATGGGTCACATCCCGCGCCAGAAACAGCATCCCTACAAAGTCCGCGCACTTCATTCCATCATTCCTTCAGGCGGCATTTCGGGCGGCATTTCGCCCATCTCTGGCATCTCAGGCTGTTCCATCTCCATGTCGGGCATCTCGCGCATCTGCGGCGCGCCGCCGATCAGGTCGCCGGTGTCCAGCGCCGCAGCGATGGTTCCCATGACGATGTCCTGAATCTGCTCTGGCGTCATGCTCTGCTGCATGGCGCTGATCCGCTTCGTCTCGGCGTCGTAGGCGTCCACCTGGGCCTTGTATTCCTTGATGTCCACCTCGCGCTGGGCGACGCTGTCCTGCACGTTGGCAATGATGTCCGTCATGCGGTTCAGTTCTTGCGTCATGGCCTCCAGTTGCTGCTGGGCGGCCATCATCTCAGGCGACTGATCGCCTTCCGACAGAACCTTCGGATCAAGAATCTTCTTAAACCGCGCTGCCATCTCCTGCGCGCCCGGCCAATCCATGTTCTTGATGAACAGATCGCCTGCCACAGTCCAAAGCTGCGGGTTGGATTGCAGGATCATCGACATGGCGTCCAAGGCTTCCTGACGCTTGGTCATGTAGCCTGGGCCGGTCGTGACCATCACGTCGTAGGTGCCAACGCTGGGGTTGTAGACCTTTTCGATCAGCGCACCCATCTGGTCGCGGATTTCCTTGACAGGTTCAGCCTGCGACGGGTTGAACTTGACCATATCGACTTCACCGTCAACGCCGATGATGCGGGCGATGCGCTGCGTGTCGTAAATCTTCGGGATCATGTCCACGATCTGCCGGGTGATGTGGCGGATCGCGCGGGCAAGGTTATCGACGTAGTGGTAAGTACCCACGTCGCCCTGCTTCTCGCGGGCGAGGATGGCTTTACCAGAGCGTTCGTTGCCCTGCATCCCAAGGCTGGCGTCGTACTGGCCAGTGGTTCCCTTGATGTCGTCAGCAGCCCCCATCTTGGCTTGGATCAGGCCAGTCTGGGGCAACGGAGGAGGCGCGCGCTGGGGCAGGGGGAGGACAGCCCCGGCTCCATCCGTCACGTCGGGATTGACCTCCAGATACGGCCAATTGGTCGTATTGGCGGTCTTCCACTGCATTTCGTAGCCTTCAAACTGGCCGCCATAGCCAATGAAGGGTGCCTTGGGAGCCAGCGCCAGCATCTCGGCTTCTTGGCTCGTCCAATAGTTGTACATACGCTGGGCGTCCTTGGCGTTCCGCACAAGGCCGCTGATGTACATCTGGCCGTCAACTTCCCACTCGTTGCCGATGACGCGCACGACCGGAATCCACTTGCCGGCCCACTCGCGCTCTTGCAGCACGTCAAAGCCGTTGGTCTTCATCCACATGACCTTCTTGCGGTCAACTTCGCGGCTGCGGATCGGCTTGCCGAACATGGCCGTAAGCTGCTTATCCTGCGGCGTGCCGCGGTAAGCAGTCTGGTTGTCCGGGTACAGGTGCAGCGTGGCTTTTTCGTAGGTGTTGTAGAAATATTCCGCGATGCGGATCGTGTCTTCCTGAAGCCACGACGAGATGCCCTGATCACCCACGCCTTGGCTGTACAGCGTGCTGATCGGCGTCGCGTCCGGGAACATCCGTTCGTATTCTTCTTTGAGGATGTCTTCGGTGATGAAGCACCACTCAGCGTCGGCGCCGCACGGGTCTTGGATCGTCGGGTCCATGTAGACGCTGAACGAGTTGCGGACGCGCGCGATGCGGATGTCCTGATCGAACGTCTCGTCGTTGCAGTATTCCGTCAGCAGGCGGATGTAGCCCTCGCCGTAGGTCACCTGGTTGTCGCAGGCGGTGTCGTAGGCCACGTCGGCGTCCGACATATACTCAATATGCCGCACCACGCCGTTGAAAATCTCAGCCACTTGCACGTCGGCGTTGTCGTCCGCCGGGATGACCTTACCGCTGGGCCGGTTCTGACGCTGCTCGTTCGTTACCTGACGGACGTGCTGCGGCAGCTTGTTGATGGTCAGGCACGGACGCGCGTTGATGGTCTGGCCTTGCACCGACCCGCGGGTGGCCAGCACGTCGGCGGGCCACTGCCACTGGTTGTCCGGGCTGCCGGCCATGAACCGCAGATCGTCCAGTTCGTCCTCGCGGCTGTCCGAGTACGCCGACTGCGCCATTTTCAGGCGGTGGCGCATGGTCGCC